GATTACACGTTTCCTACTACTAGACCGATTCTAAAGGGTGAGTTACCCGCGTTCGACTCATAGCTTGACGTGGTGAAGTCGCCCGCATATCGAGCTTGCTGATACGTCAAAGTCTGTCGAACAATATCATTACCCGATACATCATAAACACTAGGGTCGTTTGTCAAGACGGCGGCGGGCAACATGACCGCGCACCCCTTACCGTCACCAAGTGGGCCTGTACCGACTAAGACCTGGCGAACTGTACGATTAAAGAAGTCATCAGCGACAGTCGCTGAAGGTGAAGACAGAGTAAGCGAGAGCTCAACAGATACATCGCTAATATCCATACCTGACATACCGATAACGTTATTAGAATAACCGAGCGGTGTAAGAGTGTTCGTAACTGTAAGCGAGAAGTCCTCACAATCGAGAGCGACTCTTGATTGAGTCTCGCCGACTGTACCATTAGAGCTTGAAGCGGGCGACCCGCCCGAGATGACAGCATAAGAGCCCCTAAAGAAAGCGGGCGCACCTGTATTATAAACCGGCTCAATCGGAGTACTCGCCGCGCCATGATTATCTGTAATGAACGAGGCTTGATAGGTGAACTCGCCCATTAAGCGCCCGTTATCAACTGTAATACTGAGTGACTCAAGAACACAACCGAAGGCGAGTGTTTGAAAGCTCGCCCCGTCGATTTTAAAGGCGACTGAGCTGTTAAAGTCACCGGTTGCCGCTCGGCTCGGTGTATACCAAGTCTGAAGCCCGCGAACTGTCGGTGTACCACTAAAGCCCGCACTAAAAGCGGGTGATACAGTCACGTCGCCCGCGACGTCGTTATCAGTGATCGCCGAGTATTCGGCTCGACCGTTGATCTCTGAACCGACAAGTAAGCCGACGTCAGCTAGCGCGGGGGCTGCGCTAGGTGTGTATTGGTTAACCGAGGTCACTGCCGACGCGGTGTCGCTCTTAAGGTTAGCGCTCGGCGCTTGAGTCGCGAAGCCCGCGCCGAGTAGATACCCGAGATAGTTTGAATCGTAGTTCGCCGCCGCTGTACCGATGGTCGTAAGGTCAACGCGACAAACGATTTGACCAGTACGGCGACGAAGACGATCCCCGTTTGACCAAACTGTATCAGGTTCGGGCGCGTTGAAGTAAGACCCGTCGCGGGCGTCGTTTCTCTCGCTGACGACTGGTTCGCCCGCGATGACAATAGGGTCGCGCTCGCAAGGGATCGAGACGAAGGTCAAGCCCGTCGAAGACGGTATGCCGTTTGTATCGGGTGAACCGAAGGTCGTTTCTTTTGCGATTGATAGTGAACGATGAGTGACCGCCATGATTAAACCTCCAAATAGAGAAGATCGAAAGGTAAAGTAAGAATGTGCGCGACGCGCTCACCTGTAGTATTTGTCAAAGACTCGAAGGTCGGTTGTAAAGGTATCACGCTTATGATCCCTGTATTGACTAAGTCGTAATCGGGTTCTTTCAAAGCGTCGATGATTGCTGATGAGTCTTCGCCGATCATGCGAGTTAGGAAGGCATAATCAACGGGTATTTCATACCGTACTCGGCAATCAATACGCGCCCTCTTTCGACCCGATAACCCCGCTTGCCCGTCGTCTATGGGATAAGTCGAGATCGATAACTCGAAGTATCTGTTTTGATGCGCTCTCTCTTCGAGGTCGATTGTAAAGCCATCGCCTCGGCGAATCGCGACGAAGCCCGAATGACTGTCGGTTTTAGGGTCGATATCTTGTATCTCGTTCTCAAGATACTCTAAAGCGGCGAAGATACCCTGACTCATTTTAGTTTATCCTTAATATCATGCTCGATCGCTTCGACTAATATATCGACCTCTTCGTCAGTTAATCCGATGAAAGGGCGATATTCGTTAACCTCATAGCCATAGTGTTGAACGTGCTTAGTCAAGCCGAGCTTAAATGAAGTCGCCGTCGCCTCTAAGACTACAAAGTTATTCATAAGCGCACCGCTTAAGACGAGGTCGACTTCAGCGCTTTGACCCGCCCCGCTCTTCGTCGTCGGTTGCTGCTGTCTTCGTCTGCTCTGCTCTTTATATTCTTGATACCCGCCCTCGTAATAAACCGACTTTCCGCTTTTCGATGGTCGACCGCCTTTAGGCTTGAGCTTCGCCCCTTGCTTTTGAATGTATATTGGCTTCGTTGAATACTCTTGAAAGGGCTCGCCGTTCGCGTCGATACCTCGGCTCGTTCTCAGCTTAATAGAGGCTAAGACATTCTGAGCTAGCGCCCTGGTATCTTTCTCCGTCCATACTGAACGAGGTACATTGATATCAACGCGGGTCGCCATGCTTAGTGCCTCATACCACGAATCGGATTAAAGAAGCTATCATTCGCCGTCTTTGAATAGTTACGCCAAGACGCCCGCAAGTCACGCGCCGAGCCGCCGCTTCGCCTTAAGTCGAGTTCGCCCTCATCGACAACCCCGTCACCGTCAAGATCAAGCGCGATTGATCTAAGCGCCGAAGTCATTAACTCATGACAGCGCTCTCGCATAGCCGAGGCGGCGTCTAGGTTTAGACTCATCTCGTAGATGATCGCGGCGGTACAGTATTTGTGAGCTAGCTTAAACGACTCAGGGTTAAAGACTTCATCTTCTGTAATGTCGTCACTGTTTACATGATCTCGAATCGCTAGAATGATCTCATGTAAAGCGGCGCTGATCTGTGGCTCAAAGTCGCTTTGACGTCTTGGTATCATGTCAGCTAGTTGAGCGAAGGTCTCGACAAGCTCGTAATGATCAAGTCCTGTGTTGAATGGTCGGGGCGTGACCTTGAATAAGCCTCGCTCTTGTCGAGCGGTGCTCATGTTTAACTCAGTGAAGCTGACCCGATAAGGATAAACGCCGTTAGTCGCTAGGCTAGCCGAAGCGATATCAACGTAGCTCGTCGCTAGCTGAAGAGTCGCCGAACTAGATAGATCAATCTCGCGTGGTAAAGGCTCGGCTAGTATCGCAGTCGTGTTGACGATACGAGAGATATTGACCGAGTAATAAGTGTCGGCGCTTGTAATCAAGAAGGCTGAACTCATCTCGCGATAATAGGTCGGCGGGGCGCTTGAGATCGTCAGCGTTCGCCGATCATTAGCGATTGACGTTACAGTCACATTATCGGCGAAGCGGGTAAAGTTCTCGCTTATTCCCGACTCTGTGTCGATGGTCAAGCTAGGTGTACCCGCGATCGGTACTTGAGGCGACCATATAAACCGATGATCTTGACTTGTTATCGCTTTTCTCATCATGCCCTCGCGTTCGCTTTGTTTATATCTGCGTTCGTCGCCTTGTTGAGTCGAGCCGCCTTAATAAAGCCCTCGCTGACTGGCGACCATGAATGACGGCAGTTATACCCGCCGCCTGATGTTATCACAGATAAGCCTTGCCCGTTATTGAGCTTCGCCATTTGTTTTTTAGTGACGACCAGGTTGACGAGTTCCCGACAAAAACCGCGGGTCACGCCGTCGATCGGCCCTGTATAAAGGTAACTCTCAAGCCCCGCCGCGTCGGCGGCGACCGCATTGACTCCTCGACCGTATTGACTAATCTTAGTTCGTATCTCAGTCAGTTGACGACCCGAAGCGCTCTCTAGTTTCTGAGCTAGGTTAGAGCGTATCGTCTCTTCAGCGACGCCGAGCGCTAGGTCTCTGAGAGCTTCCTTAATATTGCTTTTAACTGTAGGGATAACGACGTCATCGAAGACCGCGCCCGTCGTGATCGTTTGTAATGTGTCGACCTGTAGTTCGATTTTATCGAAGCTGAAGTCATTAGCCGTCACTTCAAAAGCTCGTCTTACTGATTCTCTGATGAGGTCAGCTTGATCGATGAACTCTTGAACGGCTCGACCGTACCCGTTATCGAGTACGAATGCTAAGAGCTGCTCATCGGTATAACCGAGAATCGCTCTCATCGTTGCATGGTTAGCCATCGACTGAATCATGCTTCTATTCGCCCGAGAGATCGCGGCTTGATACGCCTTCTCGGCGTTAATCTCTGCTTGTAGCTGATCAACTCGGGCTTGTGTTAGTTCAGCGGCGACCCCGCCTTGATCCTTAGCTTGGCGCTTAAGATCATCGATCGCTTTTTTATCGGCGTCGCTCTCTGCGAGTAGGACGGGTCGACCGCATGAACAAAACATACACTTCTTAGTTAACGCATGAAGTGATGATACGACCGAGGGTCGAGTCTACCGCGTGGAATACATTAACCTCTTCGGCGTAGACATAGCGGCGAGTACGATCGAGAGAATCGTATTGACCCGCGACCATGTCGCTAAACTGAAGGTTAAGCGCCGCGACTGGCATACCCTTAACGTTGCCGCTTTTCTGTACGATTGCGTCGCTACCTCTAAGAATACCCATGAAGATGGTTGACTGATCCCAGATGAAGCCCTCGCTTGAGGTCGCGCCCGGTACGGCGGTATCTTGGCGAGCTGAACCGACGTAGATATTAGGGATGCCGAGAACGTCCTTAAGAACCTCGATGACCGCGTCATTTGACATGATACGGTTTCCACTTGCGAGACCCGCTGAA